GGCCACGCAGAACGACTATTCGGTTTTGCAGTGCTGGGCGCGTTCAACCGTTGGCAAGGCGGTCAAGATCGACCAAATCCGGGGCAAATGGGAGGCTCCTGAGTTGTTGGTGCAGTCCCGTGCCTTTTGGCTCAAGCACCTGAACGACCCGCGTCCCCAGTGCCAAGCAGCGACTCTGCGCGGCATGTACGTCGAAGACAAGGTATCTGGAACTGGTTTGATTCAGACTCTACGGCGCGAAGGCATCCCCGTTGTCCCGGTGCAGCGCAACAAGGACAAAATTAGCAGGGCACACGACGCGGCACCATTCATCGAATCCGGAAACGTGATGCTTCCCCAGGACGCGCCTTGGCTTTCTGACTTCTTGGCCGAGGTTTCAGCTTTCCCGGCCGGAGCACATGACGACCAGCTGGACCCTATGTTCGATGCGGTCAACCTGGTGCAAAGGATGCCAGCGACCAAGACAGCCACCTTCACGCCATTGCCAAACGTCAAAAAGTGGTGATTTTTTAGGCGCGGTGAGATAATCCGCACAAATTGAGGAACCAATATGGCCCGAATGAGCAACGACCAACGCCTCGCCAACCTTCACTCCGAAGCCCTGGCGCAGTTCGATGATGTGCAAACCGCCCTCCGCGACGAGCGTTTGCAATGCCTCCAAGACCGGCGCTTCTACTCGCTGGCAGGCAGCCAGTGGGAAGGCCCACTCTGGGACTTGTACGAGAACAAGCCCAAGTTCGAGGTCAACAAGATCATGCTCTCGGTGATTCGCATCATCAACGAGTACCGCAACAACCGCATCACGGTGGACTACGTGTCCAAGGATGGCCAGGAAAACGACAAGCTGGCAGAGGTCTGCGATGGCCTCTACCGGGCAGACGAGCAGGCATCCGTCGCAGATGAAGCCTACGACAACGCCTTTGAGGAAGCCGTCGGCGGTGGCATCGGCGCATGGCGTCTGCGCACAGTCTACGAAGACGAGGAAAACGACGAGGACGACCGCCAACGGATCCGGATTGAACCCATCTTCGACGCTGACAGCTCGGTATTCTTTGACCTCGGAGCCAAGCGCCAGGACAAGTCCGACGCCAAGTATTGCTACGTTGTCACCAGCATGACGCGCCAAGCCTACAAGGACACCTGGGGCGACGACCCGACAGACTGGCCCAAAGTCATCCACCAGTATGAATTCGACTGGTGCACCCCCGATGTGGTCTATGTTGCCGAGTACTACAAGGTCGAAGAAAAGACCGAGACCATTCGCATTTTCCAGAACATCGCAGGCGAAGAGGAGCGCTACACCCAGGCAGACTTTGCCAACGACGAGACCTTGGAAGAAACCCTCGCGGCCATCGGTACAGTCGAAATCCGTCAAAAGCGGATCAAGCGTAAGCGTGTACACAAATACATCATGTCAGGCGGCAAGGTGCTGGAGGATGCAGGCTACATCGCAGGAAAGTGCATTCCGATCGTGGTCGTGTACGGTAAGCGCTGGTTTGTGGACAACATCGAGCGCTGCATGGGCCACGTGCGCCTGGCCAAAGACGCCCAGCGCCTCAAGAACATGCAGCTGTCCAAGCTGGGCGAGATCTCAGCCTTGTCGTCGGTCGAGAAGCCGATCCTGACTCCAGAGCAGGTCGCAGGCCACCAAGTCATGTGGTCAGAGGACAACCTCAAGGACTACCCGTATCTGCTCATCAACCCGATCACCGACCAGAACGGCAACCAGGCAGTTTCGGGCCCAGTCGCATACACCAAGAGTCCGCAGATACCTCCTGCCATGGCAGCCTTGTTGCAAGTGACTGAGCAGGACATGCAAGACATCTTGGGCAACCCCCAAGGCGCCGACAAAATGGTCAGCGGAATGTCAGGTAAAGCCGTGGAGATGATCCAGACCCGCGTCGACATGCAGGCGTTCATCTACATGAGCAACTTTGCCAAGGGCATGAAGCGCTGCGGCGAGATCTGGCTTTCCATGGCCAAAGAGGTCTACACCGAAGACAAACGCAAAATGAAGACCATCGCCCCAACTGGCGAGGCTGGGATGGTCGAACTCATGAAACCCACCATCGACCAGGAAACCGGCGAAGTGGTGCACGAGAACGACCTGTCGAGCGCCACCTTTGATGTCGTGGCCGAGGTTGGACCATCCAGCACCAGCAAGCGTGACGCCACCGTCCGCGCCCTGACTGGGATGCTCCAGATCACCAACGACCCAGAAACAGCCCAAGTCATCACAGCCATGGCCATGATGAACATGGAAGGCGAGGGCATCGGCGAGGCAAACGCCTACTTCCGCAAGAAGCTACTGCGCATGGGCGTTGTCAAACCAACAGACGCCGAGGCCGAAGAACTCATGGCCGAGATGCAAGGCCAGCCGCAAGACCCGAATGTCATGTACCTGCAAGCCGCGGCCGAGGAAGCCTCAGCCAAAGCAGCCCAGGCCCGTGCCAACACGGTCAAGACCGTGGCCGATGCCGAACTCAGCCGGGCCAAGACAGTTCAAACCCTCAGCGACATCGACATGGAGTCCCAAGATCACGCGCTCAACATGGCCCAACAAATCGGCGGCATGGTCCAGCAACAAGTACAACCAGTTGTCAATCAACCCACAATTGAGTGACAATTACGCACACGGTATCCACCCAGCCGTTTCAGTGGGTGAGTTTCACGAGGTCAAGATGAACCAAAAGGCAGATCAGGAGATCGAAACCACAGACGACGACACCACAGTCATCAAGGACAACGCCGAGCAACCAGAAGCGCAAGCCGAAGGCGAACAGGCTGAAACCACCGAAGACAAAGGCGAATCAGACGAGGTTGTAGTCTCCATTGGTGAGGAAGCGCCACCCACCGAGGAACCAGCACACGCGCCTGAATGGGTACGAGAGCTGCGCAAGACGAACCGAGAACTTCAGCGCCAGAACCGCGAACTCCAGAGCAAGCTGCAAACCACCGCGATTGAGACCAAACCGATCACGCTGGGGCCAAAGCCCAAACTGGAAGATCACGACTACGACGCCGATAAGTTCGAGGAAGCATTGGCCACTTGGTTTGAGCGCAAGCGACAAGCCGACGAAGCCAACGCCAGGCAAGAAGCTGAAGTTATGAATCAGCAGAAAGCCTGGCAAGCCAAGTTGGATGGCTACGGTAAGGCGAAAGCCGAGCTGCGAGTCAAAGATTTTGACGACGCCGAGGCAGTTGCCCAGGAGTTGTTCAACGTCACCCAGCAAGGCGTGATGCTGCAAGGTGCGGACAATCCCGCCCTCGTCGTCTACGCACTCGGCAAGAACCCAAAGAAGGCACAAGAGCTGGCCGCCATCAAAGACCCCGTAAAGTTTGCTTTTGCGGTAGCGAAACTGGAGAAAGATTTGAAAGTGACCAACCGTAAAGCAGCCCCACCACCCGAGCGAATCGTGACCGGAACCGGCCGAGTCTCTGGGGCGGTGGACTCAACCCTCGAACGGCTGCGCGAAGAAGCTGCCCGTACTGGCAACATGACGAAAGTCTTGCAGTACAAGGCGCAAAAGCGTGCAGCATCCTCCAAGTGATTTTTTAAGGAAATACCATGTCGAACTCGTTTAGCAAAGAAGAGCGCGTTGCCTTTGAAGACCTCCTCGAAGGCTTCCAGGACGCGCTGGTCCTGTCCCGTCACGTCAACATCTACAACACAGATCAGACAATGATGGAACGCGCCAACAACACCATCTGGCGTCCACAGCCCTACATCGCTCAGTCCGTGTCCAGCACCCCTGGCACACCTCTGGCCGGTTACCAGGGCATGACCCAGTTGGCCGTCCCCGCAACTCTGGGCTTCAGCAAGACCGTGCCTTGGGAAATGACCTCCCTCGACCTGCGCGACGCTTTGCAAGAAGGCCGTCTGGGTGAGTCCGCCAAGCAAAAGCTGGCCTCCGACATCAACGTCGCCATCATGAACTCTGCCGCAAGCCTGGGCTCTTTGGTTGTGCCGATTGCTGCCGCTGCCGGTGACTATGACGACGTGGCCCTGTGCGACGCCATCATGAACGAGCAAGGCGTGCCTGACTACGACCGTTTCCTGGCCCTGTCCAGCCGCGACTACAACGGTCTGGCTGGCAACCTGGTCGGCACTGCTCGCAGCTTCGGCAACCAGAAGTCCGACAAAGCCTATGAGCGCAGCTACGTTGGCATGGTCGCAGGCTTCGACACCTACAAGATGGACTACGCCAACCGCCAAACAGCAGCTGCTGGCGGCGCGTCAATCACCATCGACACCAGCGGTGCAGGCACACAAGCGAACTACGCTCCTCAAGCCACCTCCACATCCGTGGGCGGCCAAATCAACGTGGACAACCGCTTCCAGACCGTGACCGTCTCCTCGACCACTAACGTGGCCGCTGGCGATGCCTTCACAATCGGCGGCGTGTTTGCTGTGCACCACATCACCAAGCAAAGCACTGGCCAACTCAAGACCTTCCGTGTCGTGAGCGTGACCAACAGCACCACCATGGTGATCACTCCCCCGATCATCGGCGCACAGAGCGTTGCCACCGACGCCCAGTTGCAGTACAAGAACGTGGAAGTGGAAACTCCATCCAACACAGCCGCCATCACTTTCCTGAACGTGAACGCCGCTTCGGTGAACGTGTTCTGGCAGCGTGATTCGCTGGAGATCTTGCCTGGTCGTTACGCAGTTCCTTCCGATGCTGGCGTCGCAGTTCTGCGTGCCACCACCGACCAGGGCATCGAGCTGGTGTTGCAGAAGTTCTACGACATCGACAGCATGACCATCAAGTACCGTATGGACACTCTGTTCGGCGTGGTCAACAAGAACCCCGAGATGTCCGGCATCTTGTTGTTCAACCAGTAATCTGGCCAAAAAACTGGGGGGCTTCGGCCCCCCTTTTTGCAATAGGAGAACCCCATGCCATTGACCAAAGGTTATTCGAGCAAATCCATCGGCAAGAACATCAAGATGGAAAAGAAAGCAGGCAAGCCAATGAAGCAAGCCGTGGCCATCGCTCTCAGCACAGCAGAGAAAGCAGCCAAGGCAGCAGGCAAGCCAAGCAAAGCGCCCAAGAAGGCCATGAAATGAAGCCCGGTCTCTACGCCAACATTGCAGCCAAACGCGCACGCATCGAGGCAGGCAGCAAGGAAAAAATGCGCAAGCCAGGTGCCAAAGGCGCACCCACAGCCGCAGACTTCAAAGCCGCAGCCAAGACAGCCAAGCCCATGAAAAAGAAGGCCAAGTGATGCAAGAAAAGATCCTCACCCCCAAATACGCCAAGAATCGCAAGCCAGTCAAGGTGCGCAAGCCCTCAAAGCCCATTGACGGCATCAATCACCGCCTGCTGCGTGAGCAAGCCCAGGCAGCAGCCCAGGCACAAGCCCAGGCAGTGGAAGTCGTAGAAGCAGCCCCAGAAGACGACGCACCACCAACACGCGCAGAGCTGGAAGCTAAGGCCAAAGAACTCGGCATCCGATTCGACGGTCGCACTGGGGACAAAAAACTGGGACAATTGATCCAGGACAGACTGTCCGCGCCAACTGGAGAATGACAATGGGATGGACCAAGCGCCAATTTATCGAGCAGGCCTTCGACGAGATCGGGCTGGCCTCCTACGCCTTTGATCTCACACCAGAGCAAATGCAATCCGCCCTCCGGCGCTTGGACACCATGATGGCCGCATGGAACGCACTCGGCATCCGCCTCGGCTACCCTCTGCCATCCAGCCCCCAGGACAGCGATCTCGACGAGCAAACCAACGTGCCCGACAGCTCCAACGAGGCCATCTACACCAACTTGGCGATCAAGCTGGGCCCGTCCTACGGCAAGCAGGTCATGCCCGACACCAAGGCCACGGCCAAAGAGTCGTACAACACGCTCTTGTCACGCGCAGCCATGCCAGTGCAGCAACAACTGCCCAGCACCATGCCAGCAGGCGCAGGCAACAAGCCTTGGCGCGTCTACGACAACCCCTTCATCCGTCCGCCCGTCGATCCAGTCCTGGCCGGTCAAGATGGCCCCATCGAATTCAACTGAGGAACCAACATGCCAACCATCAACCAACTCTCTGGTGTTAGCCAGGTCTCTGGCGGCGACCTCCTGCCGGTCTACGTCTCCAACAACGGCGACGCACGCAAGGTCTCGATCACCCAGTTGCTGCAATACTTCCAGCAGGTTTTTGCAGCCCCAACCGTGGCCACGAACCTCTACACGCCTGGCACTGGCTTCAACATCACAGTGCCCACGCCCACCAGCGAACAGCAGTGGATGGTCATCCAGCCTGCTGGCACTTTGGCCGCAGGCACAGTCACATTGCCCCTGAACACTGGCGTGCCAGACGGCACCCAGGTACTGGTCACCACCACCCAGATCATCACCAGCTGCACCCTGGCGCTGAACGGAGCAGCAGCAGCATTCGCCGCACCTACCACTTTGGCCGCCAATGATTTCTTCACTATGCGCTACTACCAAGCCACCAACAGCTGGTATCGCGTCGCATAAGCCATGGCCACAAAAGACACACGACTTGCCCGTGCCGGTGTTGAGGGCTACAACAAGCCCAAGCGCACGCCATCGCACCCCACTAAAAGCCACGTTGTCGTGGCCAAGTCGGGCGACGAGATCAAGACCATTCGCTTCGGTCAGCAAGGCGTGTCCGGCTCACCCAAAAAAGAGGGCGAGTCCAAGGCCGACAAAGCCAGGCGCGAGTCATTCAAAGCTCGGCACGCAGACAACATTGCCAAGGGCAAACTCAGCGCAGCGTACTGGGCCAACAAGGTTAAGTGGTAAGTATGCAAATCCCAATCCTCAACGGCATCTACGCCGACGCCACCCCAGAGCTGCGCACGGCCTACCCGGTCAACATGGTGCCAGTGCCAAAGCAGTCTGGCATCAGCAACGGCTTTTTGCGCCCAGGTGACGGTATCGTGGCCAACGGCACAGGCCCAGGCGCAGACCGTGGCGGCATCAACTGGAACGGCATATGCTACCGAGTCATGGGCACCAAACTCGTGACCGTAGCCAGCAATGGAACCGTAACCGTGCTTGGCGACGTTGGTGGGCCAGTGGACACACTGGTGACATTCGACTACAGCTTTGATCTGCTTGGCATCGCTTCAGGTGGCCGCTTGTATTTTTGGGATCCGGTCGCATCAACCCTCACGCAGAACACAGACCCAGATCTTGGAGTCGTTCTCGACTTCTGCTGGGTCGATGGTTATTTCATGACCACCGACGGCGAGTTTCTCATCGTCACCGAACTAACAGACCCGCTTGTCGTCAACCCACTGAAATACGGCAGTTCTGAAGTAGATCCAGACCCGGTGGTGGCGTTACTAAAGCTCCGCAATGAGATTTACGCCATGAACCGAAACACCATCGAGGTGTTCGACAACGTTGGCGGCGAGCTTTTCCCATTCGCTCGCATCGACGGCGCACAAATCCAAAAAGGCGTTATCGGCACCTTTGGATGCTGCGTCTACATGGAGCGCATCGCCTTCTTGGGTGGTGGCCGCAACGAAGCCCCAGGCATCTATTTGGGCGCAGCCGCTACCACGCAGAAGATCAGCAGCCAAGAGATCGACGAGCTGTTGTTGACCTACACCGAGGTTCAGTTGGCCCAGGTCAAACTAGAAGCACGCAACGACAAGGCGCATCAGCACCTGTATGTTCACCTTCCAGACCGCACGATGGTTTATGACGCAGCCGCATCCGAGACGCTGCAACAGCAAGTCTGGTTTACGCTCACCAGCACCGTGGTGGGTTTTGCGCAGTACCGCGCACGCAATCTGGTCTGGGCCTATGACAAGTGGCTTGTCGGCGACCCTCAAAGCAGCTCCATTGGCTATTTGGTGCAAGACACTGGCCACCATTGGGGCCAGCAAGTGCGCTGGGAATTCGGCACCATCATTGCCTACAATGAAGGCAACGGCGCAATCTTCAATCGCCTTGAACTGGTCAGTTTGACCGGCAGCGTAGCGCTTGGCACCAACCCCCAGATCAGCACCAGCTACAGCACAGACGGCCTAGCCTGGAGTCAGGATCGCAGCATCAGCGTTGGCACGATCGGCAACACCGCCAAGCGCCTCGCGTGGTTTCAGCAGGGTCACATGAGGAACTGGCGCATTCAGCGTTTCCGTGGAGATAGCGACGCGCACGTTTCCTTCGTTCGCCTTGAGGCACAAATCGAGGCATTGGCATACTGATGGCAACCGCACCAGTTTCCCGCAAGCTCAACCTGACCCGTGACCAGCTCGCGGCGTTCTTGACCGACCAGCAGCAGATTCGCCAGTTCGAACTGCTGTTCTCGGTCGTGGACGAGCTGCAAGTCATCACTGGAACAGATTTTGAGTACCAGGCAGACACAGCAGCGGCCACTGCAAACGAGGCTCTGGCCCAGATCAGCCGCCTTGCCGCAGCCGCGGAACTTCTGGCCAATGGCCCAGCCATCCAGAACAACAACTCGGTGGTCACGGACTACATCGACCTGAGCGAGTCACCAGCACCCACCAGCAAGACCCGCCGCCTCGCGTGGAACACCACCGACCAGACTGTCAACCTAGGCATGGACTACGGCGTCACGCAGCAGATCGGCCAAGAGACCTACGCCCGTGTCGGCAACACCACCGGGTCGACCATTCCCAACGGCACTGTCGTCGGCTTTGCTGGCGCAACATCCAACGCGCTGCTGGTCGCACCTTATCTTGCAGACGGCTCGCAGCCGACCCTCTACATCTTGGGCATCATGACCCACGACCTGCCCGACAGCGGCGAAAAAGGGTACTGCACCACTTGGGGCTTTGTGCGCGACTTGGACACCAGCGCCTTCTCGCCTGGTGACTTGCTCTACGCCAGCCCCACTGTCGCAGGCGCTTTGACCAACACCAAACCAACAGCACCAGACAATGTGATCCCTCTGGCCGCTTGCGTTACCTCAAACGCAACGACCGGCGTGATCTTTGTGCGCCCCACCATCCAGCAGATGCAGTATTACGGCGTGTTCACCAAGACCACGGACCAGACACCCGCCGTCATCAACACCGAATACCTGCTCACATTCGACAGCACGCAGATAAGCAACGGCGTGACCATCGGCGGAACCACCAGCCAGATCATCGTGCCAGAGTCCGGCCTCTACCAATTCGACGCCACCGTACAACTGACCAGCGGCAGCTCGTCGGCCAAGAACATTTGGGTCTGGTGGAAGAAGAACGGTACGGCTATCCCAAATAGCGCACGCCTTGTCACCTCAGACCTGAACAACGGATACATTCCGATCGCGCTGAACGAGACCGTATCGCTTGCGGCCAACGAATACGTCGAGCTGGCCTTTGCCGCCGACAGCACCAACGTCACCGTGGACAGCGTGGCAGCCACAGCATTTGCGCCAGCCGCCCCAGCGGTGGTGCTTTCCGTCACTCAAGTTCAACAGTAAGGACAGATCATGACCGTCTCAATCAAGGTGCTGATCCCAGCAAAGCAGGCCGAGAACGCCCAAACCACGCAATACACAGCAGTGAACTGCAAAGCCATCATCGACAAATTCACAGTGACCAACACCACGGCAGGCAACGTCACGATCAGCGTCAACTTGGTGACCAGCGGCGGCAGTCCAGGCGCCTCCAACCTCATCTTGGACACCCGTGCCATCGCACCAGATGAGACCTACACCTGCCCAGAACTGGTCGGCCAGGCTCTTGAGCCTGGTGGCTTCATCAGCACAATCGCAAGCGCGGCCACATCACTGACAATCCGCGCCTCTGGCCGCGAAATCACTTAAAGGAGAAACAGCATGGACAAATTCATGATGATGCCCAAGGGCTTCATGGGCCTGCCGGTCGAGGAAGAATTCATCACCGCAGCCGAGAACAAGAAGAACACCCAAGTGGTGATCGACGACTGGATGCTCGGCCCAGAAAACCCCAGCAACGAGCCCACAGCCAACAAGGTGTACTGGGTCGCATTGGGCAAAGCCATGCAAGTGGACGAGAAAGAAGCCCGTCGTCGTCGTTGCTCGAACTGTTCTTACTACGACAACAGCACCATGACCCAGGCCAAGATGGAACGCATCCCGCGCAACGCCTGGGACACCAATGCAGGCTTCCGAGGCTACTGCACCAAATTCGACTTCATCTGCCATGACCTGCGCTCCTGCCAAGCCTGGGAAGAACGCGAGTTTGAGATGGAAGATTGACGATTTGTCGAAATGTGAGAAAATCAAGCCGCTGAGGAAAATGCTACCAGCGGCATCCAATGAATATTGAGGTGTTTTTATGGGTTTACTTAGCACACTAGGTGGCGTTGCAGGGTCATATTTTGGTGGTCCTATCGGTGGCGCTATTGGCTCCGCACTTGGCGGCGCAATCGAAGGCGGAGAAGCCGCAGGCGAAGCATCTGGCATTCAAGCCGGTGCAGCACAAGCAGGCATTGACGAGCAACGCGCCCAGCTTGCAGAAATCCAAAAGCTCATGCAGCCCTACGCCACCGCTGGCGCAGGTGCATTGACAGGCCAGCAGGCCTTGATCGGTTTGGGTGGACCAGCAGCCCAGCAACAAGCCATCGCAGCACTTGAGGGAAGCCCTCAATTCCAAGCACTCACACAGCAAGGCGAAGAAGCCATTTTGCAACGCGCATCGGCCACTGGCGGCTTGCGCGGCGGGAATATCCAAGGAGCACTGGCCCAATTTCGCCCGGCTTTGCTGTCCAGCCTCATCAATCAGCAATATGAGCGCCTCGGCGGTCTGACAAGTCTCGGAGCTACACAAGCAGCAAGACTTGGGCAGTTCGGCCAACAAGCAGGCGCGAACATCTCCAACTTGATTACAGGTAAAGGCGCAGCCGAGGCAGGTGGCGTATTGGCCGAGCAAGGCGCACTGACGAGTGGCATCAACAAAGCCTTTGGAGCGATTCAAGGTGCTGGTGGTTTTGGAAAAGTATTTGGCGGTTCGTCCAGCCCATTCAGCGGAACGGCAATCAGTGGACCAACCAGCATGTCGCAAGCCGACTACGCAGCCATCAGCGGGTTCTAAGGAAACAACATGCAACCCATCAACTATTTGCAGCAAGTCGCTGACCCATTCACGCAGGCAGCTCAAGGCGTGCAACTTGGCGCAGGTCTGGCTGAACTTGAGGCCAAACGCATCGAGACCGAACGCCAGCGCGTACAAGCCGAAGCCCAGCGCCAGCAACTCGCACAAGAACAAGCGCGATTTTTCACGAATCCAAACCCGACCATGCGCGACGCTGCACGCTTCGCCTCTTTGCTGTCGCCTGAACAGTCAAAAGCGTTTTTGCCCTACATGGAAGGCATCAGCAAAGAACAACAGCAGGGCGTGTTGAAGTCAAGCGGCCAGATTCTGTCCGCACTGCAAGCCAACCCGCAGACCGGTATTCAGTTGCTGAAAGACCGTGCACTGGCCGCACGCAATAGCGGAGATGAGGCCGATGCCAGTTTGTTCGATCAAATGGCCGAAGCAGCAGTTGACCCGAAACGCGGACCAGGCATTGTGTTCAAGTCACTGGCTGCACGCACCGCAGGCATCCCAGGCGCAAAAGAGATGTTTGAGACCATCGACAAGGGTCTAGCCACTCAGCGTGCTGAAGAAAAAGCTCCATCTGAACTGCAAAAGGCAGAAGCAGAAGCATTCAAAGCCACAGTAGAAGCTAATTTTGCTGAACGACTGCAACAAGCAGGTCTGAACGAGAAAAATTGGAACGTAAAAAACCTGCAAAGCCAAATCAGTGATCGCTCTGCGCGCTTGAATTTGGATCAGCAGACCACAGCCGCGACAGTGGCTGAAAAAATGTCCAGTATTCAGAAAAATCTGAACGACATTCCAGCAGACACACGCAAGCTGATTAACGAAGCCGCAGTAACAGCGGCAACAGCAAAACAATCTGCCGACCAGTTCAACGACCTAGCCAAACGCCTCGACGCATCTGGCGGCGGTTACGGCGTGTTCTCCAGCGCCTCCGACTTCTTGAAGAAGGGCGCAGGCTTCCAAGGCGGCATGACGCAACTGCGCCAAGAATACACACGCCTGCGCAACACGGCGGCCATCAAATCTTTGCCACCAGGCCCAGCCACTGACAAAGACATTGCGATGGCCCTTAAAGGCTTTCCAAGCGATAACGCATCGGCCACTGACCTGTCTGCCTTCCTGCGCGGCATGGCAAAACTGCAAGACGTTGACGCATCTATCAATAATGCAAAAACTGACTGGCTGGCGCAAAACAATGGCACACTCACACGAGCCAAAAGCACGTTTGTTGCTGGAGATTACGCAACAAAGCCCGGTGAGACATTCAACGATTTTTCGCAGCGAATCATTGGCGATGTTTCCAAACGCTATGCACCTGGCACGCAATCGCCATTAGTCGAGCAGATTCCAACGCCAAGAACGCCAGCACCAGCAGCGCAGGCAAATAACATTCGCTCGCAAGCTGACGCAATTCTTTCAGGGGGCCGCTAATGGCAACAGCCGACGAATACGCAGCTTGGATTGTCAAGAACGCCGCCAAGCGTGGCACGCCTGAATTCGACACCGTGGCCAAAGCCTATGAGTTGGCCAAGGGAGAAGAAACAACGGCCACTTTTCAGCAGCAAAACGCACCAGCACCACAACAACCAAGCGTGATGGATCAGATCGTCGGCGCTGGCGAAACAGCCCTGACCCTTGGCACTGGCGCAGTTGGTGGCACGCTCGGAACGCTGGCCGGAACTCTCCAGGGCTTGTCTCAGCAGATCCTGTCCGGTCAGTTCGGCACGCCAGAAGCTGCCCGAGCCGTCGAGCAAGCAGCAGCCGCAGGCGCTCAGGCGCTCACCTACCAGCCACGCACCCAAGCTGGCCAAGAGCAAGTGCAAGCAGTGGGCCAAGTCCTTGCAAACGTCCTACCGCCTGTCATGCCAATGATTGCAGCGCCTGGCGCTCTGTCCCAGGCCGTGCGTAGCGCAGCCCCCATCACGCAGGCCACAGCCCAGCGCGGTGCGGCAGCCGTGCAGCAGGCAGCCAAGACAACAGGCCAAGCCATTGCCAGGCCAGTTCAAGCGGCCACCACAGCCGTGCGCGAGACCTTGGGCATGGAAATCCCAGACGCGGCCACCACAGCCCCAGCAGCAGGCGCTCGCGTCTCTGGTGGTGCAGCAGCCACACCAGAGGCTTTGCGTCGCACCACGACAGCAGAAGGCTTGCCAGTGCCCGTCACGTTGACCAAAGGTGCTGCCACACGGGACGCCCAACAACTGGCCTTTGAGAAAGAACAGATCAAGAGCGATCTTGGCGGCCCATTGCGCCAGCGTGCCGAGGAAAACAATCTGCAAGCATTGCAGAACTTTGACGCCCTGGTTGACATGACCGATGCCCAGCTCATGGACTTGTCGTCCACCGGCGGAGCTGTCGTCAAGTCCTTGACCGAAGGCCTTACAGCCGCAAAGAACAAGACACGAGCCGCCTACAAAGCAGCCGAAAACGCTGGCGAGCTGGAGAACAACGTCACCCTCAACTCGGTGGTGGACTACATCAACGAGAACATCCCAGAAGGCGACCTGGCTCCAGTGCTCAAGGCTGCACAGCAAAAAGCTATCGCCATTGGCGCAGCAGTCCCAGACGCAGACGGAAAGCTCGTTGCCCAGCCCATCACACTCAAGCAAGCCGAAAGCCTGCGCCAGACATTCCAGCGTGCAGGCTTTGACGGAGCAGATCAATTCCATGGCGGTTCTTTGCGCCGCGTTTTTGATGTTGAAACCGAGGGACTTGGTGGCGATCTCTATCAAAAAGCACGCCAGACAAGAATCGAACAGGCACGCAAATATGAGAACCGGGCCATTGTTGCTCGCCTCATTAAAAACCGAAAAGGCATGGAAGACCCACAAGTCGCAGCCGATCAGGTTTTCCGCAAGTCCGTTCTGAATTCATCACCTGAAGAAATCACGTTCTTGAAACGTGTTTTGGTCACAAGTGGCAAAGATGGCCAGCAAGCCTGGAAAGAACTGCAAGGGGCCACCGTCCGACATCTTAGAGACGAAGCAACCAAAGGCATGGGTATGGACTCGCAAGACCGTCCATTGATCTCGCCGGCCAAGTTGCACCAGACAGTGCAAGCCCTTGACGCCAATGGCCGTCTTGATGTGATGCTCGGAAAGAAAAACGCTCAGACCGTGCGTGATCTTGACGACGTAGTGCGTTATGTCACAACAGTGCCACCAGGCACACTTGTCAACAGCTCAGGAACAGCCGGAACACTCATGGCAGCCATCGCAGAAGCCGGGGCCACAGGTGCACTTACAGGCCTTCCATTGCCCGTGGCCTCTGGCCTGCGCCAGATCATTAAGATGCGTCAGGAAGGGCGCACCAAGGCCAGAATCAATGACGCCCTCAACGCATTGCCACCAGTGCAGCCTTGAGCGACAATCCACCATCCAGGAGAACCAGTAAATGTCCGCACTCAGCATCCAGCCAACCTATCCGATCTTTACCGAGACGGACGGCTTGCCATTGGAGAACGGTTACATCTGGATTGGCACGGCCAACCTCGACCCCCAAGGCAACCCAATCAATGTCTACTGGGACGCAGCGCTGACCATCCAAGCAGCCCAGCCAATCCGAACACTCAACGGGTATCCATCACGCAACGGAACACCTGCTCGCTTGTATGTAAACAGCAACTACAGCATCCGAGTGCAAAACAGCAAAGGAAGCCTGGTTTACAGCGCACCAGAGGCTCTTGAGCGTTATAGCGGAGATCTGGTGTCTTTCACTGGATTCAAAGGTCAAGTCGGAACTGTTGCCGATCTTGCAGGAGATGATGGGTCTGACTGGATTGGTTTTGAAGGCCCAGGCGCTTCAGTTGCAAGGTCTGCACAAGACAAAATGCGCGATGTGGTCAGCGTCAAAGACTTTGGTGCTATTGGAGATGGTGTTGCAGACGACACCCCAGCAATCCAAAACGCTTTTTCATATTGTGATCCTATCGGCGTGATGCTGTACTTTCCAAAAGGAATTTACAAAATCACATCGCCGATTTCAATTCCACGCGGTGGCGCGTTTGGTGACAGTGTGTACGCCACGCAAATTCTTGTTGACATTCCGACAGCCACATCCGCGACAAACGCCATCACCTACGGCGTTTCTGGCGATTACACAGCATCACGCAGTGGTATTTCGAGTATGTGGATCAAAATCGCAGATTACAGCAAAGTGACAACTATGCTGTATCTGGACACCCCGAACCATAACTCGTTCATGCGAGATGTGAAGATCGACACAGGTAAAGGCTATTGCGTTAAAGCTGCGGAATTTTTCACGTTTTACTTTGACAACGTGACTTTTATTGGTCGGTACACAGCAACACCCGGACCGCTTGATCCATTGGAAGGCGTTGGGTTTTCCAATGTCGGCGCAACCGAAATCAACAACGTGCTTTTTAACAAATGCACGTTCACATTTTTGCGCAAGCCTCTTGAAGCTACCAGTGGATACTTTCAAGGATCAAATGCTATCAAATTCAACCAATGTTTGTTTGAGAGCATCGGTGAGAACATCGGCAACATTGAAGGCTACCAAGCCAACTTTGACTGCTGCTACTTCGAGGCTCTGAACAAAAACCAAAACGCGGCGCTGACCTACTCTGCTATGAAGGGCGGCGCAAATAACATTGTGTTTGATCAGTGCTTGCTGAATTTCACAACTATATCGACCACGCTTCCGTTGTTCGATATGCAGATCGGAAGTGTTCTCTTTAATGACAACACATCGCTTGAACTGCCTGGTGGGTTCACCGGTACGGTGATTGATAAAAAGACTTATGGTGTTCGTGGTCAGTTGATTGACAACTGGAGCCGCTACCCTGTTGAAAACGCATTTTTGGCAGTTCCGGCACAGTGGTGTGGTGGTTATGCTACCAGCGAGCGACCTGCTTCCCCATCATTCAAGGCATACAGCATCGCCCGCTTTGAATATGAGTTCAATGGCCTGACAACAAACGCATCTTTCCAAATCAGCGAATTCCTAGAGGGTTTTGTGCAGTTGAAATATGGCGTGGCGTACTACGTCAACATTGAAGCCGAAATCAACTACCGCAACAACACCACTGGCCAAGTTTCATACTTGAAATCAAACCAGTCGTGGTACATCAGTGGCACAGAGACTGGATCACCACTTGCAGCAAATGCCACTGACAATTCGCAGATTTCAGACGCTGGAGGTTTCCTGACTGGAGCGTGGTTAGCGAACAATACGTTGCGTTATCAGGCAACCGGGATTGGCTATCGTCGATTTGCACTGTATCGACAGACAAAAACTGGCACTGCGTACCCAGCGACCGTTTCTACAAAGTACAAAGTGCGAATCAGCCCAACATCAACTACCCTCGACAACTCTGTTGTTGGTATTGTTGACGGTGGAAATGTTTAAGGAGAATTGAAATGTTAAAAACTGTTGGAAATCCAAGCACTAGATCTGGTGATCAGACCATATCAAATGGAAATCTTGTTATCGGAACTGCTGGTAAGGGTATAGATTTTTCTGCCGATCCTTCAGCACCTGGCATGACCAGTGAATTGCTCAACGATTATGAGCAAGGAACTTGGACCCCAGATTTGACACCAGAGACTGGTACATTCACGACTCTGACCTATTCAAACAGAGGTGGTAATTACACCAAGGTCGGGCGACAGGTAACAGTCACAGGTTTTTTATGGACATCAAACGTCAACACAACTGGCGCGTCTGGTGCATTGAGAATTTCAGGCCTCCCATTCACTGCTGCTTCTGGTATTGATTATCCAGGATCTATTGGTCTAATGGATCGCTGGACATTTGCAGCAGACATTCTTACTCCAAGACTCAGAGTTACTGCTGCTCAAACTTTCATTGAGATGTTCAAAAACACAGTCAATTCAACAAGTGCTACAAAAGTGCAAGTAACTGACATGACGACTGGTGCGACCACTTTTAGAAATGAAATTCAATTCACAGCAACTTATTTTGTCTAAGGAGATAAAAATGGCTATCGAAAAAACTATCAAAGTTGACCAGATCGAGGTTATTGATAACGGTTGCGTGCAAGTTCGCACTGCAACCATCATCACGGAAGATGGAGATGTGATCGCTAAGTCTTTCCATCGTCATGTCGTTATCCCAGGAAGCGACTACAGCGCAGAAGATGATCGCGTGAAGGCTGTGTGTGCTGCCACGCATACTGAAGAAGTTGTTGCGGCATATCAGGCATTTATCACTGCACAAGGAGACTGAAATGGCTTTGAAAAAAACATTCGAATTGCAAGGTGATATTTTTATTCATACAGATGCAGGCCAAATAAAAAGAGGCAGTGAAATTGTTTCTTTTCCTGCTTACATCAAGATCTTATCTATCACTGGTGACAAGAGTGAACTATCAGTAACTTTAAGATTCAGTGATGAAAAATTCAGTTTTGAAAAACATTACTTGATTCCAGTTTCTGTTGGCGAAAATTCAAATAACTTTATTGCTCAGGCATATGAACATTTGAAAACTTTGCCAGAATTTTCCAACGCTTTAGATTGTTAAGGAGTCATCATGGCCACCAATAGCCAAATCGCATTCAACCCTCAAGGCAAGACAGTTGTCGTCGCCGCTGCAAGCACTGCACCAACCGGAGTGCAGGCTCCTGTCTACGAGAAGTTTAACCCCCAAGCCACAGGCCAGTATCGCTTTGTGAACGCAGGCTCGAACACCGTGTTTTTAGGTACTGGCCCAACAGCAGCACTGGCCCAAGCCGCAGCAGTCGCTCCAGTGGCCGGTACACCATCAGACGCCATTGTCTTGGTGGCTGGTGCAGTGGAGATCATCCGCTTAAACAAGGACACCTTCTTCAGCGGTCTGGCATCTGGCGCGACAACCGTCTACGTCACACCAGGCGAAGGCCTGTAATTCAAATGGAGAGCTTTTGATGTCGCCACCAAACTTGACTGAAGAGCAAATCGAGCAGATCGCTGAAAAGGCGGCAAACAAGGCAATCGAGAAACTTACGAGCCATGTCTACAAAGAAGTGGGCAAAAGCGTGGTCTCCAAGTTTTTCTACCTTGTCGGCGCGTGCGCTATCGGTTTGTTTCTTTGGTTGAAATCCAAGGGAATTGTCTGATGTACCAACTCGGACCCAGGTCAAAGCACCGACTCAAAGGCGTGCACGAAGACCTGGTGAAGGTTGTCGAGCGTGCCATTGAAATCACCATGGTGGACTTTACTGTGCTAGAAGGATTGCGCGATCCTGAGCGCCAGAAGGCGCTGATGGAAGCAGGTGCAAGCCAGACCCTCAACTCTCGCCACATCACAGGTCACGCGGTCGATCTTGGGGCTTGGGTGGACAACCAGGTGGACTGGTCGTGGCCGCTGTATCACAAGATCGCGGAAGCCATGAAAGAGGCGGCCAAGGAGCTGGACGTGGCCATCGTCTGCGGCGCGGACTGGAAGCGTTTTCCCGACGGCCCACATTTCGAGCTTGATCGAAAGGCATACCCATGATCTGGCAAGCACTCATCCCCGTGATCGGCACCGTCCTTGAGAAGGTGCTGCCAGACCCTCAGGCCAGCGCAGATGCCAAGATCAAGCTGATGGAGCTAGCCCAAAAAGGCGAACTGGCCGTTTTAGACGCTGAGACCAAACTGGCGCTTGGCCAACTTGAAGTCAACAAGGTCGAGGCTGGCACCGATATGTTCCGTGGTGGCTGGCGTCCAGCCACCGGTTGGGCGTGTGTTTTCGGTTTGGTGTACCAGTTCCT